ATGACTTAGAACGTACTTTAAAGCACAAGCGTTTTCAAGAACTTTTTTATTAATTGAACCAGTTTTCGGGCTGCAAACAATGTAATTTCCACACCTCATGTCTGTTGCCGTGGTAAAAAATGCGTCACATGGTGGTAGAGTGCCGTTGGTTTCGATTTGCACGTAATAGTTCCAGACATTTAATTTTCGCAAAAGACTTCCAATCTGCTGTCTAAACGGTTCACCGCCAGTAATTACAACAAGACCTGTATTTTGCAACTCGCGCACTTTATCCACAATTTCTTTCGCGGTAGCTCGATGTCTGTTGCTTGTGTAATCCGTATCACATCCTGGGCACTGTAAATTGCAGCCAGCGAGCCTTATAAATACCGCCGGAGTTCCGCAAAACGGGCCTTCGCCTTGTATGGTTCGAAAAATACTATGGACTTCGAGAACTTCGCTGTGACTTCTTTTTTCAGGTTTTTGTTCGTTCATTTTAGTAAATACGCCGGTTATTAGCCGGCGTATTGTTATAATTAAGCAGCTTCTTTTCCAGCAACTTCAGTTTCTGGTTTTGCAGGTCTGCCTGGTTTGCTTGCAATTCCATGGAATTTTCTCCACCTTGCAAATTCAATCCGCGCATTACCTTCATTCAACCCGTCAGCTTTGGCTTGTGCAATAACATCAGCAACTTCAGCAGGTCTACCGTTTTCCATGCTAATTTTGTCAGCAATTTCCCAAACTTGTCCACATAGTGTTCCCGGTTTTGGTCGCTTTATACCATTCTGTTCTGGCATTTTTGTCGCAGCTTTAGCAGCTTCTTTTTCCGCTAATTTTTGCGCTTTAGCAGCTTCCCGAGCTTGTTTTGCAGCGAGTTTTGCAGCTTCTTTTTCTTCTTTGGTTTTAGTTACTTTGTTTGTTTCTTCCATAATGGACTCCTAATTGATATAGTTATTAAACATCTGGTCTTAGACCAGATGTTATTATAGCTTAAAAATTAATAACTGTTGAACTTTTTCCAACGATAATATTCAATTGTTACGTTATTCAAATTCCATCCGCGCCCTTCTGATATTTCTTTGACCGCTTTTAGGCGTGGAATTGTTTGCTGTTCGGCCATAATACCATCCAACATATCCCACACTGCGCGGCATAAACCGCCAGTGCTTGGCCGTTTTACGCCGTTTCTTTCTTCGCGCTCTGTTTCAAGTTTTTTCATTTTTGGGCGCGGTGGGAATTTACCATTTTTCAATTTACTTTCCGGTTGATTAAGCTGCGTTGAAACTATGTCAACCAAGCTACCTTTAATCGGTTCAAACTTTGGTAAGCTTGCAACCAAAGCAGTTCTCATCCCAGCGTTATCCATTTTTCCATAGTTTTTAATTCCAGCAGCTTTGCAAGCTGCGCGTAATTCCATTTTGTTCATTTCTTCGAAAGTTTTCATTTTGTTTTCCCCTATCTGTTTGTTGATAATTAACTGCATGTAGTAACTATACAGATATTGAAAATTTAATACAAGCGTTTTTTGAAAATAATCTATAAGAAATTCTTATCGTTAATTAGAAAGGTATATCCGAATCTTCTAGTTCTTCTGGAATATCCGCTTTTTTCAATACCTTGCGTTCGTTTGTTATTTGTACAGATGGGATTTCAAATGAATCACCAGCTTCAACAGTTCCGAAAGCAGTGCCATCAAAACACATTGCAAGGATATCGGGATATTTTTTGTTAATCCATACGCGCAAATGCGTTGGTGTTTTTAGACTATCCACCATTTCAAGCGCTGTTGGTACAGTAAGGGGCAGCGGAGCATCGCTTCTTGTCCGCCACCAATCGCGAGCTTTTTTACCGGCGAAATTTGTATGTTCGATGCAAACGTATTCGTTGAACATTTTATAACCACAATAATATGCAACTTTTAGCATAGGCGGCCGATCTATTTTTTCGTGCTTGCTGTAGGTAATATGATCGACTTTAAATATTTGAACAACGGGTAAATCACCTTTTATTAATTCGTCGGTGCTTGCACCAAATTTTAATTTGGTTTCAAATACAAATTCGTGATTGCACTTGCTACCATTATCTAGTAATCCGTTACAAAATCGCAGGCTTGCATGAACAATAGTGCGGCAATTTGGGCATTCTTTAACGGGCGCAGTGCCACCTTTTTGCCCTTTGCGTCTCGGTACAACTGGGTCATTAATAGGCCCCAATCGCTTTGTATTCGCAGCAAAATCAAGCACTAAGCAATTTTCTTTCCCGGGTGCTGGTCTAGTACCTCTGCCCAGCATTTGCACCCAGAGCACTGGCGACGCTGTTGGCCGCAGGCACAAAATAAGGTCAATAGCAGGGAAATCAAAACCCGTTGTAAGCATATTATTATTCACCGCTGCTCGATATTTACCGGTAAGAAAACCTTTTATTGCAGCGTCTCTTTCCGCGTCGCTTAACTTAGAATGTATTGCAATGGCGGAAATCCCGTTGTCGTTAAGCGCATCCGCGACGTGAATAGTGTGGTCAATACCTGTAGCAAATACAAGCCAATGATTGCGCTCATATCCAAGCTCCATCGCTTCTTTAATTGCAGCGAGCGTAATTTCATTTTTATCGACTGCGGTTTGTAGCTCTTTCTCGATAAATTCACCGCCTCGCATATGAACGCCATCTACATCTAACCGCGTTGTTGTGCTTTTTGGAATAAGCGGCGCTAGATAATTTTCTGCAATAAGTCTGTTAAATGCGTGAATTCCGGTTATATCAAAACAAATATCACTAAATAACGAAGGAATTTCCTGATCGTTTTCACCTTTGACAGAGTCGATAATTTTACCGTGCCCAAGTCGCCAGGGTGTTGCAGTTAGGCCGACTATTTTAATATATGGGTTTTTTAATTTTAAACCAGTGATAAATTTTTGATACATCGTTGTTTCGTTTGTGCTCACTAAATGTGCCTCGTCGATAATAACTAGGTCAACATGGCCAAACAATTCCGACTTTTTAGCAACGGAGGCAATTCCAGCAAATGTAATCGGGTCGTGCAGCTCTCGTTTATTTAAGCCCGAGCTGTAAATACCAGCGGGAGCGGATAACCACAATGATTTCAGCTTTTGATAATTTTGCACAATTAGTTCTTTGACGTGCGTTAAAATCAAAATCCGCTGGTTTGGGTATTGCTTGTAAATAGACTCTAAAAATAATGCAATAACGACCGATTTGCCTGTACCTGTCGGCATTGCAATTACTGGGTTTCCTTGGGAAGCTTGAAAATATTGATAAATGGCGGAAACCGCTTCAATTTGATACGAACGTGCTTGGATCATAATCTCGATTCGTAGTGCGAGCAACCTGTTTGTTGAGTTTTTGAATCAATATTTTCGTTAATTACTGGATTATCACAATACCATCTTCCACCTTCAACCGGTTTGCTGTATTTGCACGTTCTGCAATTACGGTCAGGTTTTGCATTTAAATGGCACACTGGTCTATGATTGCAAAATCTGCATTTATAGAAACCTGCGGATTCATTTAGCTTTTTAGGGGGTTGATCCATCCAGACAAGCTTTTCACCACGATCTAAAAATTGGTCAGCAAGTTCGGTATTAAGCTCGAGTATCTCACCATACAATTCGTCATTATTTTTATTGACCGACAAATAGAGCGCAGCAGCCAGACCCATTTTTCGCATATAAACCTGCATTTGCACAAAATGCTCAAATTTTGCATCCCGTACACCTTTATCAACCAGTTCCGTGAACGATTTGTCACCATGAGTTTTAAATTCTGTCAACGCATAAGTGCTAGCAGGTAAGTCGGGCAATCCTAAAACAATACCGTCACTGCTGCCACCAAAATGTCCTTCAGCGTGTGATATTCGAAACTGTTTTCCGTTTTCGTCTTGTTGGAAAATTTCGCAACCAATCGTGAGCAATAGAGCGATAAAACGTGCTTCTTCCAAATGACCTCGATTAAATAAGCGCAATATTCTACCGTCAAAGCTTCCTTTTGTTGCCCATCTAAAATTGTACCAGATCGCTCTAGCACATTCACCGCCAATAAGCGACGCGCCCATATGGCTGCGATGGCCGTCTTGCTCTGAACGATAAGCGTCTCCAATGTGGGGAACTACCTTCCCAAGCCAACCACGGAACGAAGCACCTTGATCCGCTTCCAAAGCGTCATTAATAGCTTTGATTGTTTTTGTTGCCAGTGTTGTATTTTTCATAATGAAAGCACGCCTTCGCGGCGTGCTGTTTGTGATTATTGTTGCGGAGGTTGTGCCCAAGGTGGGACAGCAGTTTGGGCCGGTGCTGGCGTCGTTGCTACCGGTTGCTGTGCCCAAGGTTGCTGTGGAGGTGGTGCAAACTGTGTGGGCTGTGGTACGGGTGGTGTTGGCACCTGTTGTGGAGTTCCAAAACCAGTTGAAACAGTAGCTGGCGCAGCTTGCATATCAACGTGCTCGTTGATATTTTTGTATGCTGTCACTTCGTTCTGATCTTCGTATTGCCCTGTAGAATCTTTGCGGACTTTTACTTTTACTTTCAACGGTAATCCGTGCAATTGTACCGAATCTTGCAATTGTAAAACGTTCACAGCATGGCAAAGTGCGCTCAATTGCTTATACGCAATTTCTTGAGCTGTTGGATTTGAATTTTGCAGGTTCATACGTGTGAAAACTTTGCGGTTTACATACTGCCCATCCAACACAGTAAAGCGAACCTGTAAATAAGCACCCGAACCATCTTTCGTTGGTTTCATTTCAGTTTCGTCAACCATGACGTTGTACCAACCAGCAGGAACACAATCCTGCGTCCCGAAATCTGTTGGGACTTGCGCTGCATTAAAATTTAATGTTGCCATTATTACACTCCTAGAATTTTAGAAAAAACTGCGCTCAAATTGGGTTGTTCCATCAAAGCGAGCGCTCCACTTCGATCCTTTGCTTCATATTGCAAATCTGGTTGCGTTTGCAAAAATCTATATGTCTCACCTTGCGGTGTTTTGTTTACTGCTAATCGGAAAACTTCGTCGAAAAAATATGGAATTTGTGGTGCCAGTTTGTTGCCGGGCATCGCTGGAGCGTATTTTACAGCTCCCGTCATCTCGTCCTTTACAGGCTCCATTTTTGCAGCCATGTAGACATTTTTAGCAGGCAAATCTCTAAATAAGCGAATTAAGCTGCTCATTTTTTCAATCAATTCGCCGTATGCTTGCCTAGGATCTTTGACCTGTCTTTTCGCATTTGCTAAAACAACTTCCGCTATTTCGGAAATACTATCAAGTCCGATACTTGCAAATTGACGAGCTTCTGCGCTTTTACTACACCACTCATAGGCGTCCACCAAATCTTGGACATTTGTTACAGTAATGACTGGCAAATTGTAGCAAACATCAGCGTTATTGACGCCGAACAAGCGTTCAAGGTTTTGTTTACGCAATGACAGCAGGCCGGATTCAGCACTAATCAAAACGGGAGCAGGTAGTGTTGCAGCGAGCACCGTTTTACCAACGCCAGCTCCGCCGTAAACCAGAACTTTCACGCCGCTTACTTGCGATGATTGTTCAACGGTTGTGAATTGTAATGTCAATGTAAGCTCCCAAAACGGTAAGTATTGCGCTATAAATAATAAATAATAAATAATGAAAATGCAGCGACAACGACTGCTGAAATTGCTGTAAATA